TTTTTGTTTTGTTCCTTCCGATTCAACATCAGAAAGTATTGACTTATCTGTAGATCTTATATTTCCATTAGAAACATACATATCTCTTGCTATAAAAGAGTAGTTTTCAACAACTGCAACTCCACCAGGAGTGACACTTAGATTCATCGATGACAGATTTACATCTTGTATAACTATGTCCATTTCAACAGCTACTTTTCCTGGCTTTACAAGTCTCTCGTTAAAATCTGTTGCCATCAATCTATCTAGAGTATCAAAATCATCTTCTGAATTAGTTCCCTTATTTCTAGCTATTGTTGAAACTGATCCTTCTTGAGTTCCGTATTTAATAATTAAATTAAATGGTGGGTGCGCACTAAAAATGTTTCTTTGATCCGAGCCATCTGAATCTGCGGCTAGTCTATCTAAATTAGATCTATTCCAGTATCTTCTTATGTTTTTTTCATCTTCAATAGACTGTTCATCTCTGCCCGATAAGTAAGATTGTATTCTGGCATTCTTATCTCCATTGTTAAACAAAATTCTTTGTTCAGCGGCAACAGATAGTAGCTCACGCATTCTTCCTGGATACCTAGAATACATCGAGAACTGGCCATTAATGATTCTTACTCCACTCATAATGACATCATACGTATAGGACCAAAAACCATACAGTGGTTGCTTTTCTTGGCTAATTGAAAATGCAACTCCGGCTAAATCCAATTCATATTCTGGATCAAATAAACCATCTATATAAACTCTAATGTCTTCGCCAGTAAAATAATAATCATAATAGGTATTAAATTTTTCCCCATCAGATGTTTTGCCAGCCCACTGTGCATCGACTTTTTCATTCAGTGGATCAAATGACTTGCCTGTTCTGATTGTTGTAGATGGAAGTGATCCTCCACGACCATAAAGTCTTTCTTGAAGATCTGCTGGCAAATAAGTTGTAAACGGTCTATAAGATCTATTTCCAACAACATCTTTATAATCAAAATCTGATGCCATTTATTACTACCTAACGTTTCTTGGAGCTTTAGGTTGTGGTGGAACTATTCTATCAATTAATTCAGTATAAGACTTGAGTGTTTTTTCAGAGTAGAAATTCTTCTGCCTTTGAAGATACATTGCTCTTTCATCATTAGGCAAAAGTAGTGGATCTGTTTCCATGCTTACTAATGGCTGAATTCCTCTTGCCATATATACATATGTCTGCTCAGTAATTAAGTCATCAACAGACATTGTCTGACCTTCATCTACTATAGTAACGCCATAAATTTTCATTTTTGCACCGAGGCCATACTCATTAAAAAAGCTAAGAACGATATCAAATGGCGGTAACATATCTGCAAGTGGAGCAAAAAATAGACCTGTTTCAGACATCATTTGTCTGAATTCTCTAATCCTATAAAAAGCATACTCGTTAAAGACTGTGAAGATTAAAGACCCACCTATTGTTCTTCCACCCTTTATAAAGCCCCTTGGATTTACGTGGCCAATTGTTCTTACTGGTGCATTTTCTCTGTGGACTGAATATGATATTGTTTGTAGTTCGCCAAGATTAAGAACATCTGTTCCCTCTATTGTTCCAGTATCTCTGTTGATTGCTGGTATTACCATTGCTGCGGAGATATCGACGCCAGCAAATGACATGTTTGAAAAAGGATCTGGAAGATTATGATCTATTCTATATTTTGAAAAAGAACCTTCATCATAATTCCAAGAATTATTTTTGTTAAACATCATTATCCTTTATAAAATAAATGTGGGGACTAGAAAAAATCCAGCCCCCACATTATTTAAATATAATATTTAGATTTTATGGTCTAATTATCTTAGTGCCGTTTTTGTTTAGACCGGCTGTAGTAGGAGTGCTCTCGTTGATGATCTTCTTAAGTGGATTATCTCCACCAAAAATACCACCAGTCAACTGAGCGTTTGATATCTTATACATTGGGCCAATTTCACGAGCAACGTAGGTCATTGTCTCTTCGATAACAATGTCATCCATTGAAGCTCCTGAACCTTCATTAAGAAGCTCAACTCCATAGATTGATCTTACCGCACCCTGGCCATACTCGTTAGCAAAGGTGATTGTAATATCAAATGGCGGAATCTGGTCTGCGTAGAAAGGAACCTGAGAAACGATATCAAGCTCTTGCTTATCAAACTCTGCAATGCCTCTCTTATGATTCGCATCACCAGGAAGAGTATTGCTTACTCTTGTGAAAAAGTTCTGTGGATTGCTATTGGTGTAGTTAGTCTCAAGCATTTGATAGAGGGCTGGTCTATCAAAAACTGTAAAGATTAATGATCCTGCGATACCTCTCTTGCCTCTTGAGAAAGAACGTGGGTTTGGTGAACCCATTGTGTAGATTGGGGCTTTTTCTCTGGTTACCGAGAAGGTAATGCCAGAAAGTGCACCAATTTCAACGCCACCAAAGGTAGCAACTATATCTGCGCCCGAAAAGGTTGTGTAAGTATTAAGATACTTATTAACCGGGCCATCATAATAATCATCAGCCATTTATATACCCTCCAATACGGTATTTATTATATGCTTAGTGCGACTTGAACTTCAATTGTCTTGAGTTCAAATGCTGGTGTTAATACGAGGTCAACAAACGCCTTGTTTTCTGCAGGGAAGTAGCTTACGCTAAAGTCACTGCTGAGCAGGGCACCCATTTGTTGCATACCTCTAAGTGCAGAAGTAATTGCTGTCTCCATTGAGTTACGTGTCTGAAGTGTTGATGCTTCACCAATAAACTTCTGACATACTTGTCTCACCAAAGTAGCTGCTTCTGAGATTATTCTAAAAGTAGAAATTCTTGTGTAGTCAGAAGTTGGCTGTGCCATTGTGAGGCCTTCAACAAATGTAGGAACCTTATTGAAGTTAAGAGCAATAAAGTTGGATCCCTTCTCTGACATTGCGAGTTGCTGAGTTCTAGTTGGGTTGTATCTGATTGATGCAACGTTGTATGCTGTCTTGTTTATTGGAGAAGTAAACGAAGCCATTCTTGAAATAGCTGCAGCAAATGTAGTTGCACCATTAGCAAATCCCCATGTGCTGTCGTAGTTAACGGGCTTGAGTTCTGAAGCAATAACAACAACGTACTTATTTGCTCCGTCATTTGCACCACCAGCTTCAAAAGTTGCATCTGTTCTTGACACAAGACCTGCAAGACCACCTGAGCCAATATGTGTTGCTACTTCACTTGGTGTCATAATCTCTGAAGAACCATCAACATAAGGCTTGACACCCATGATCGCAAAGCATGGGTAGCTATTCTCTGAAATTTCCTTAATTTTTTTACCAACCTTAGCAACAAAGCTATTTGCTGAGCTTGAGTTGTCAGCAACAAAGCCATAAACATCGCCTGGCCAGCCTGGTGTTGCTCCTGGTTCATAGTCAAAGTCAGTTGTCTTTGCGCCTCTACCCCAAGGAACAATAATGTCTGGCTGACAAGACTCAGCTGCATCAAATGCGGCATCAAAAACGCTTGTGCCACCTGATGTTACTGTGCCAGATGAGTAGTTCCACGCTGTATTTGATGGTAGTGGAACAATGAAAATTCTTTCAGCTCCACCTGCAATCAATTCAAAGTATGCTTTATGTGCATCTGAATCTAGACCAAATGCATCAATAACATCTTTTTCGCTAGTAGCTTGAACTACGTCAAGATCCTTCACGTTGCCGGTATTATCGGCATTATTTCTCTTAGCGATTACACAGATCTTTGGACCGACAGGAATGTCTTGTCTAGAAATGCTGTAAAAGCGATCCTTTATAATTGTTTTTACACCTGGTAGAGCCATTGGACTATAGACCTCCGATTGCGGCAAATAAGAATATGTTTACTTCAGGAAATATAGTAACAGAGAACTTGTAAAAACAAACTACATTAACAGTCTGGAGTAGCACTTTGATATAGGTCTATTATATTAACTTCAGTCCCAGCGAAATTGGGAGTAGCAGGAGATAAGGCTTCTTCCCATATAGAATTTTCATAAGCCATATACCTTCTCACGTCTATGACTATCTTCTCAATTTGATCGATTGTCTGTGCAAATAACTTCTCAGTTGTTAACATATAGGTAACAGTTCTTTTACAAATGTCGGCACTGTCTCTATTTTCATCTGAATCAGAGAGCCTTCTAGAATACACGAATTCTGAAGCTCCTAATCTTTTAAAAACAGGAGTATGCTCAAGCATAAAGTCCTCAAATATCTCTACAATATTATCTGCAACTTCTGACCCAGAATATCTCTTAGCAGTGCCCTGGGCTATTCCAGAGTCAGCTTCTGTCATTACGGTAAAACTGACAATATTTTGAAATCTTTGTCCAAAAACAACAACATTCTTATTTGTTTGAGTAGTTCTTGTTCTTGGCTTTGGCTCACTTGTGTGAGTTTTTCTAAGTTCGAGCCCATATGCTATCACAGGATATTCTGCATACCTGCCACCTTGTGATGGAACTATTTTAATATCTGGATATGCATTTTCCCAAAGTGCTTTAACTACTGCTATAAATTCAAGGTATGTTAAATTTCCACTAGCCTGAAGTGGCTCACCAAAAATTCTATCGTAACTTATATCATTGGTATTTCCAGATGGGAATCCAATTGTATTTTGGGTCATTATATCCCCTTACCTGTCGCAACATTAAAAGATATTTCTCTTAAAGTTCTTGAGGAAGTAACTGATATATTAAAATATAAGACTCCTCTTTCTTCTCGATCTGCGTAAGAATCCATCCTATAATTAACAAGTGCTCCTGATGATTTTAATGCAGATAAGAATTCTTGAACATAGCTTATAATTTTCTCATAACCAAATTTACCTATTGCTAAATTGCCCAAAGACTGAACTTCGTTAATAATAGTTGCAACTAATCTAACATTTGAAGAGTCTTCATAGTTTTGACTAATAGATTGAGTATAATCGCTAGTTAGATATATATCGTATAAAGCGGCTCTTCTTGATCTTTGCCCTCTAACTGCTGTATTGATCTTCTTTTCTTGTAGTCTTTTTACTTGGGCGGCATTTATATCAATTCCGTGCAATGATAATGCAGAAGGTATCCTAGTTTTTGTTAGTCCCATATCTATTCTAGTTGAAGACAACATTCCTGCAACTGCAGCTGCTAAAGTTGACGTATAGCTTCTTTGAAGTTGCTTGTGACTAAAAACTGCTTCGCCATAGAGTAAAATAACATATCTTCCATCATCTTTTGTAATATAACCATCTGGAGTAATTGAGCTATCTATGTCAAAATCTTTTGTATACAGTTCATCTATATCTTCTTGTTTGACTCCATTGCTTCTAGAGCCAATAATTCCAATTTGCACTTCGCCAGTTTCTTCTTGCATTTTATTGCAATGAATAGCTAACTGTTTTACGAAATTATTTGAACCAGTATTTATTATAGAAGCTTCTAATGGAACAATAATGTCAATGAACTCATAGTCTTCTAATAGCCTATAACATTCTACTAGCCTGTTGTAATATAGGTCATAGAAACTATATGTGTTTGGAGTTGTTGAATTGTCTTTAAATATTAATATATTTCTTGAATCGATATCAGGAACATACTCTGCCATATATCCTGCAGACATCAAATATATATCTCTTGCTCCAGAAGTGTATGCATCGAACATTCCTCTTAGGAGAGGTGAATTAAAGTCACCTCTTAGTATATTAATGCCTTCTTGCATTGACTTCACTTTAACAATACCATATGGTTGTATTGCGTCTGTATGACCAATCAATAAAACATTCATTGTTGATGAATCAGAAACACTGTCATATCTTGCTCTATTGTCAATCTTTATTGATTTAGAACCTATATCATATCCATCTTGATATGAAGCGTAGCCTTTTTTTGATTGAATATTTATTTCTTTAAAATCTTGAACTCCTGCAACTTCTGCTGTTATCTCTACAGAATAAAATCCATCAAAAAGATTTTGTGGAGTTTTAAATGATAATGTGTAAGATCCTACAGAATTTTTTTTCAAAGTATGAACAGGATCACTTGAACCTATTGGAAATAAATATCCAGTTGATATTGTTGACTCATTTGGGCTCACTGAATAAGGTCCAAGTATTGTTGGACCTACTCCATCCATTCCTCTGCGAAAAAGTATTTTAATATTTCCAGTTGGATCAGTGTAATTTACGCCTGATCTAAATATAATAGGAATCTCTACTTGAGTATTTGGACTTATTACTAGCATTTAAGAACTTGGACTTTCTTTTGTTGCACCAACTATCCAATAGTTGATTTTTCCTTGACGACCCCTAACACCATGTGCGCTATCTATTACATAGATCATAGCATCTTCTAGAGAACCGTCTCCTTCTTCATATATTCTATCTCCAGATTTTGGTTTTACCCAATCTTCGAAATAATAAATAATGTCTGCATTGACAACGTAACCTTCCATCTCTTCTTGTAGTCTAGTTGCCATTGTGGAGGTCTTTGCAACCATGCTTCTTGTTGTAATTCTCTCTAACGTATCAGAATATACGAAGTCATCTGACAATCTTCTTTGGTAGAAGATATCATGACCCCAATCGCTCAGAATCTTTTTAAAAACTCTTTTTGCATCAATCATACTGCCTTAGACCTCTATCTGGCATGGGGTCTTCTCCATCTACCACTCTTTTGCCAGGACCATATAGTTCTCTGTCAGATAGATAAATAACTCCACCAGTATTAGGATCTATTGTCTTTCCGGAGCTAAAGATCTTCTTTGTTGGAAGACCCTTAGGAATAACTCCACGCATTGAAACTTTCTTAGCGAGAATCTCTCTTCTTAAAGAAGATGCTATTTGACACCATGTAGTTGCATTTGATCTAGTTGCGACACTTCTGGGTGCAGAACTATTTCTTATTTCTAAATCTGCAAGTTTAACACTAAGTTCATCATCTCCGCCAAAACCATAAGTTCTGCTTAATTCACAAGCTGCAGCTGCTTTAATATATTCAAGAACGGTAAAAGGAAGTTCTGGATTAGTATTATCATCTTGTATTGCATACATTTCTTTTACTTCTAATGAATAATGATATATTAGTTCACCTATTTCAAGCAGGCTCGCATCTGGAAAAATCGATCTGAGTTCTTCTGGATCTAAATACAATGGTTCTATATCTGGAGCAAAAGTAATTGTTTCATCTGCCCTTAGTGTTACTGTTGGTTTAAATTCCTCCGTTGGAGTACTAACATAAAGCTGTTGATTAACAGTTATAAAACTTCCATTAGTTAAAGTTCCAATAAAAGTTACCTTATATTGACCAGCTTCAGTTGGAGTATAATCATAATAAAACTGAGAAGAAGTTAAAGAAGTTGCAGAAGTTGAGACTATTTCTGTGTCATCAGAATCGTAGATCTTAACCGATACTGTCGATGGACTAACATCTATTTGACCACCAGTTGCAGGATCTGTGTCAATAAATCTAACTTTAATCCTTACGGTATCATTTACTAGGACATTGCCAACGGTCATATAGACTCCAAATTAAAATAAAACTATGTAGTAATAGTAGTGTTTTTAGGCTTTATTTTGAATACTTAAACTGTCTCTATTGAGACTTCGCCATAATATTCATCTTTAAAGTTTTCAAAGGTGATAATTCCATTTGGAACATAATCAAAAGTAACATATCCAATTGTAGTTGCATTTGAAAAATCTTCTGCTGAAAATATAACAAAAGTTATATTGTTTAAAATAATAGGATTAGAAATTCCGGGAACATTAATTTGAACTACTCCCGTATATGTTATATTTGTTTCATTATAAGTTATAATATCGTTATATAGCATATTCCAGATCCTAAAATATTAGTTTTATGCTTAAATAGTATACGTATATCTTATGTCAACTCAGTCATAATTGAGATCTTCTTTTCTATCATAAGACGAAGGATCTATTTGATATAGATCTGTCAGTAAACTTGAACAAAGTTTTCTAATTTTTCTACTTTTATCAATTTCATTTAAAAATACTTGACTTAAATCATCGGCGTAATAGATGCTAGCCGTATTATGTGTTTCCGATCTTTTTCTAGCTATTTCATACCATTTTTCTTTACCATGAATAAGTTCACCATCAATCCATTTTTGAGTTGGACCAACGCGGTGCTTTAGATAGTTTCTTACAAGAAGCTTACTTGAACCCTTAACCATATTAACTGCATGGAAATATGGTTCTCCTCCAGGAAAAATAGGAGAACCGGATGGGAAAACAATTATGTCACCAGCTTTTGGTTTATAAAAAATAATATCATTTTTTACCAAGAAGACAATTTCTCCATCTTCATAATCATCATTAAGGTAAGTTGTGCATGTAAGTAAAAACTTTTCTCCTGGCCAATACCATTCGCCAATCCCATAGTCTGTATGGAATTGCATTGTTTTCTTCTCTCCAGTATCAACATTGATATCATACCTAGCGATATTTGGTTTTGTAATAAAACAGTTGCTTGGAAGTGGCACCTTGTTTCTAGATGCATATTCTGTTATCGCTATTGTATTAGACTCAATAGTTCTTTGTAGAAGATTTTTTTCTTTTAGATGAAGTTCTATATCATAATTTTTAGAATTGATTATATTTTTAATATAAAAATTTTTTATTTCTTCTTCGTTTTTTGTGTGAGCATATTTTCCAAATATAAACCAATCAGTCCAATCAGTGAATATAGCACTCTTGCTCACTTCCTCTGAATTGAACATCGTTTTAGCAAGTTCATTTGTATCGGGAAGCAAATTGCTATAAACGCATATATAGGGATATATCTCTGTGTAGGAGGTGTCAAAAGGTAGCATATTAATCGGCCAATTGATGAAAAGTTGTATAGGAGTATTTTTCTCCTGAAATTATTGGCCTTGTTTCATGATAAACGCTAGAATCAAAAAAAACGCACATTCCTGCTTTTGGCTTTATCTCTAAATAAGGCCTATCTGAGTCCTTAGACTTAAAAAAACATATTTCTCCGCCAGTATAATCATCATTTATATAATAAACGGAAGCTAAATCTATTCTAGGTTTTTTGTTTTCTATAACATAAGGATCGCTTGGTTCCCAATCTCTATGTCTTCCTATAAAATTAGCAATAGTATATCTTGCTATTGATTTTCCTGTACTAAATAATATTTGTTTTTTATAATATAAGTTTATATTATATTCTATTTTTGTAGAAAGATAACTAAAGTCATTGTATGTTTTTTCTATTCCAAAACTTTCAAAATGAATATTATTTGGAGCTTTTTCAAAAAAACCATTTAATATTGAGTTTTGAATTTCGGTTACTTTTTTGTCCTCAATAATATTGTCGACTATAATCATTGGGTACATTTAGAGTGTTTCCCATCTTAAATATTTTCTAAATTCATTAATGCTAAATACTGATGGGTCAACCCACCAATCTTCGTGTTTTTCCCTTACAACCAGTGCGTAGCCTAAGCTATCCAATATCTCTCTTTGAGCATCCCTCATTGCAGAATTTCTGAAATACATATTGGCATCGTGTTCAAAAGTTATTATTGAGAACCTATATTGAGTCAGGGGAAGTGATATTAATCCCAATAAACTTAGGTAGTGGTTACCGAATGGTCTTCCATCGTGCTGATATCCTGCATCTATATCAACTTGTAAATAGTCTATTTGTTTTGGAAAATTATTATTTTCAAAATAAGATATATAATTGAAACTTAAAGCGTCACCAAAACAAGGATTTTTTCTATTTGTGCTAAATTCATTTCTTCTATCTTCTAGAATTTCAAAAGAAACTCCACTCCAATTATAGCTTGATTCTAAGTAAAATGTGTTGCTTCCTAACTTAGAGTCAAAAGCACCTAGCTCAACATAAAAACCATTATTTTTTTCGTTAAAAATTTCTACTACAAATTTTTCCTGAGAAGAACTTCCTTTATACATAGAATATTCAAACCTTACAATTTATATTCTTTACTATTTATTTTATTATGAACATCTTTAATTATATCTGGCATCCAAAATTTATGTGGATTTTCTTGTCCAACAATCTCTTTTTGCTCAAAAGAAGTTCCATAGCAAGATATGCTCAAGAATGCATATCTTTGTCCAAATGTTACTGGATAAACCTCATGCCTTCCCATGTATGATGATGGATATATTGCTACACTGCCACTTTTGGGTGCATAAACATATGGAACATTCGGAAAATGAATTTGTCCACCCAAGTAAGAATAATCAGTCATTTCACTTTCGCTAGACACGCAGTCATTAAGATAGAGATTTATACTTGAGCTATTGTGCATTGATACTTGATTTCCCGTTTCTTTACCCCACTCATATGGTACCTGATCGTCACAGTGTGGTCCTATTCTTTGACCATTTTCATATCCAGCTATATGACCAGTTGGTCTCCACCATGAAGTAGTCGCTGCATCAGGGAAATAACAGCAATATTCTACTAAAGCATCATAAACTGCATTTTCTAAATTGTCTACAAAATTAATATATTCCTTTGGTGTTTCTGTATAAAAATTTTGGCCTTTAGTGTCTAGATATCTCTGGGGCGCTTGTTGTACATCTTCTAATTTAAACTTAAATCCAGTTTTATTAACTGCATACTTTACTCCATTTTCTTCGTGGTAAGTAAATGTATCTTCTTGATTTTTGCGAATCCAATTTATATATTCAAACAAAAAATCTTGATCTATATCAATAACGTCTTCGCAAATTACAACTCCCATTCCAATATGTCTTGACTTCATAATTTTCCTTAGTAATTTGACTTAGTAATATAATATTGTTCAGAGTTTTCTGAATACCCACATTCTTTAAGGTATCTCTGAAAATCCTCTCTAAGCGTTGACATATATACGTTAGTCGCCTTTTCTGCCAACTCTGGTTCGGTAACGGGGTCTGCAACATATTCGTGCACTGCTGGATTTGGAGTTCCTTGACTATACCAACCTAGATAACTATATCTGAACCCATTGGTAACTGGTTTCACTTCATGAGCTGCCATATAATTCGATGGAAACATTATTATATCTCCCTTTTTAGGAGAATAATCTATATTTAAGTAATTAAAGTAATGATGACCACCAGTATAATTTTGACTATTTAAATCCTCTTCGTTATCAACAGAATCATTGAAATAGACTAAACTAGTGAGGACATTTCTTAAAGCTAATTGATCTTTTGGTTCTAATATTCCATATATATAGTCTGCGCTTATATCAGAATGAGAACCAAGATACACATTTTTTGGATACTGCAATATATGACCTTTTACTTTCCACCAAATACATTTATACGCTAGAGGAAAAATTTCCAGATATTGTAGGAGGCACTTATCTTTACATTGTTCTAAAAAGTTTAGAATTTCTTTTACATTTGAGTCATCTTTATAATGTATTGAACTAGCTCTCTTTGGCATTAAGTCTATACTTGTTTTATTGAAGAAGTAACCACTTTTATTAACATATATTTCTTCACCAGTTTCTGGATCTATTCCAGGGCTATACATATCAGACCATTCCTCTTGGATTAATTGATCTGATTTTTTAATTAAATAATCCCAGTCTAATTGAATACAGTTTTCAAAAAGAACTACTCCACCACCAAGATTTTTAGGATCAACTTTATTAAATAACATTTTTTATAATTTCCCTATTGGTATCATGACTTGTCATGGGTCTTTTAACTGCTTCAGTTAAATACGTATTTTTTTCTGAGTATATATCAATATTTCTTTTTTTAAGATGGTCAATATAATCATCCATTATGGATGGCATCCAGACTTGACCACTATCTATTACATCAGAAGGCTGCCTTATATTTACTCCGACTTTTTCATCGTTTGATCCTTGCGCAAAATATCCAACATATGCATATCTTTCTCCATGTTGACATTCAAGCACTCTGTGTGTGCCCAAATAATTAGAAGGAAACATAAGAACATCTCCAGCTTTTGGAGAATATTTATAGTCTGCATAAGGAAAGTATATTTCGCCACCAACGTAATCATAATTATTTTTGATTAGTTCAACAGATTCAACAGAATTATTAAAATAAATTAAACCACCAAGAACATTTCTGATAGCAAGTTGCTGATCTGGTTCTGCTCCTGGCTGATAATTAACATCATTATCACAATGTATACCAAACTTTGCGCCAGGGCCATATCCAACTATATGGCCCTGAGTTCTCCACCACAAACATGGGATCATCATTGGAAAAAATTCCACATATCTCAACATACAGTTGTACAAAACTTCTTCACATATCTTAAAAAATTTAAAATATTTACTATCTAATGTTTTATCTTCAAGAAAATTCATTATGTGGTTGCACGATATGTTAATGTCCTCTAATGAATATCTATGACCGCTTCTGTTTATTGCATACAGAGGATTTTCATCTTCATCTTTTATGTAAGTAAAATCTTGCTCAAGCGCTGTTTGTCTTAGTGAGGCTGCAAAATCTATTATAAAAGAATAATCTTCCATTGGTATAACATTCTTAAACAGAATGATTCCCATGTCGTGTTTTTCTATATTATCTTCTTTAACATCAAACATATAATTTTACACCAATTTTGGTTCTGTTCCACATGGTCCTTCTGGAAGATCAACAGCTTGGGGTTCTTTATTCATTAAATCATTATCTTCAAAAGTAATTGTATCGTGACTTTGACCATATTGAGTAACCTCCCTACCCTGATACACTGGATTCCATCCTGCTTCTAGACCAAATTGTTCAGCTTTAGTCTCCCATCTAGAATATTCTGTTCTACAATACATTTCATAATCATCATAAATATTGTTCAACCAAACTGGTGGGCACCATTCAAAACTCTCTTTTGGCTCAGTGATAACTATATTACACGATTGGTCTGAAGATCCTTGTCCAAAAAAGGTTAAATAGGAATATCTAACTCCTTTTCCCATTCTTTCTACGTCATGAGCTGCAACATAATTTGTTGGAAAAAATATTATATCTCCCTTTTTTGGTTTATAAGAAATTTTTAAGTGTACAAATCTTAAATTTCCACCAGTAAAATTCTTTCCATTTAATTCTTCCTCTGAGTCAACACAATCGTTTAAATAAATTAATGCACCACATGTTTGACGAGAGGCAACCATCCCCTTAGGCATATATCTAATACCTTTAGTAACCTTATAGTTTGTGTCGTTATCTGCGTGACAACCCAATATTCCACCATCACCATATCTAAGAATATGACCTCTAGTTTTCCACCAAATTGAACCTATCATCAAAGGATAGTAGTCTATATATTTAATAAGACTTTTGTATATTTGATCTTCTAAATAGATAAAGAAATTTTTTATTTTCTCTTTTGTATTTGGATTTACAGGATCAAGTATTCTAACTGGTGCTGCTGGAACATCTTCCATTCGATACCTAAAACCATCTTCGTTAATTCCATAAGTTACACCATCTATTTCTTTGTAATTCCATCTGGATTCATGGGCCTTTTGTGCTCTTTCGTCTATGTGGCTCAGAATAAGATTTTGATCAATTTCAAAGGCGTTTTTTACAACTATGATACCTGGCGCAAGTTCTTCTGTCTCAAGCTTAGCTATTTCATTGATAACATTTTTATCAAACTCTGGAGACACTGGATATGCTTCTGAACTCATTCTAGACTCATCTCTTAAGAAGAATTCTTTGTTATCTTCCATTATCCTAAGACCTCATCTATTGCTTCTCTTACTGTCCATCCTGCACCTTGAATTCTGGGAATTGTATCTAGAGGCATATCTTGCCAATTGAATCTAGACATCATAATGCCATCTCTACTTACTAAGAACTTTTCATAATTATGAGATATCCTAGCTATAGCTTGCCCTGCTAAATTTTGCCCCATTATTGCTTGATCAGAAGCGTCTGCTTTACTATCGGAATATGCTCTTTTTTCATAACCTTTTAAGGCTGAAAATAATGGGTGCTCATTTTTTCCATTTACTTCAACTTTTTCTAGAATTGGAAAAGTAACAAATGAATAATTATCTTTTATAAAATTATCAATTTCTTCATTAGTTCCTGGTTCCATAAAGCCAAATTGGTTACATGGAAATCCCAATACAGAAAAGCCTCTGTCTTTAAATTCTTCATGTACGTGTTGTAGTTGCCATAATTGTCTACATGTTCTTGCGTAGGACCAAAACTTTGAGCATTGTGGACTATATCCATACTTACTAGATATATTGACCATTAAAGTAATTTTACCACGAAAATTAGATAGATAATTATTTTCACCAGTAATAGAATTTATTTGTATATCATAAACAGACATTATTTTTCTCCAACAAAATTTACTTGTAAATAATTGTCAACTTTTATTTGACCAAAAAGATTATCATCATCCAACGATAGGTTCATGGTCAATGTACAAGGTATGGGGAATTCAGTTTTTCCAACCAGCATTATGAAATTTTTTGTGTTATTTTTTTGCTGAAGATTAACAAAGCCTTTTTCATTATATATTTTATAATGAGCTATATTATCTAATATAGATATATCAAAATAACATTCTTCTTCTCCAAATGGTGTATCTATTTTAAGATTCCATTTACCTAAAAAATTTTTATTATATTCATCCATAGATATAATTATATCACAAAGTCCTATTCGTAATAGAAACTTCCATTAGATAATGCTAGAGGTGGATTATCCTTATGCCAAAGATTAACAACAAGCACTTGTCTTATTCCAGACTTTGACCCAACTGTATTGTGTAATACATGACCGGCATCAAAAAAAATAGCTCTATTTCCTTTGTAGGCTATTTTTTCTCTATCTTTTTTTAAAGATATATATTTTTTAATATATTTTTTTTCTAGTATATTTTTTTTGCCATCTTCTAATGTTTTTTTATGAATTTCTAAAAATCCACCATCTTCATTTTCTTTGCCATAAAAAACACAACCATATATTGGTCCTTTAAAAATTTTTGATTCTGCGTAAAGAAATGTATCTTCATCTACATGAATGTCTAAATATTGTCCTGGAAGATAAGTTCTTGTCCAATATTCAAATCCCAAAATATCATTTAGATCCCAAATCATTAGATCTTTCCATAAAGATTGGATAACTTTTTTCTTTAAAGTATTAGCTGGAGTTCTCCACCAGCCATCCCAAAACATGTATGGGGCAAAGCAGTCGCTTTTTTCATCATGATATGAATTTAGATGTTCTGCTATTTTTTCTCCATAATTCATTATCTCGGGAAAAAAAAGATTGTCAGAAATTACTTCCTCATATGTATCTTGATCTAAACAATTGTCTTTTATCAACATGTAAATTGAAATTATTTTACTGATCTTCTTCTTCTGAAGATTCTTGCTCAGAAAAATTCATTGGTTGAATAATTTGATTCAAATAATTTTTAACTGATTTTTTTTCTGTTCTAGAAAAATATTTAAGAACAATATCTTCTATAGTATTGTTTTTTCTTCTATCGTCTAAATAGTCAGATGAATTGTATATCATATCCAATATATCAACACTTGAAACTGTTTCTAAATCTAGTGAGTTATTTACTGCAAATTCATATATCTTAGATTCAAAAAATTCCTTTTCTTTATCGATAATTGATTGTGGAATAGATATTGGTAGAGGAAAATTTTCTAACAATGAAGATAATGTTCTGTATCTTATGTTTAACATAAACCATTTTTTGAATTTTGAACCAAGCTCAGCTGGCTCAACTATTGACTGTCTAGGATCTTCATTTCCATTAAAATAATGCTCTAATACAGTACTTGGCTGAGAATCAATTAATTCTTGTATTGCATCTGATGGAATATCCCAATCTTGAAATGCTTTTTTGCATTTTATTGCAATTGTGTCATTTGAATTCCATGGATCTTCCGCCAAGATAGACCATTGATATGCCATTTTTAAAATATGTGGGAAAGTCTGAGACATAAAAACTCTACCTGGCCAATCTTTATACGCCCTATCAGTAATTGATCCATGTGTTAATTTTGCAATATAAAGGTTAGACATTGATGCTAAAACCAACTGCCAACCAAGTACGCCGTCATTTCCAAGATAATCTCTATCTACAATATCTGGTGCACCTTCTTTATTAGCATCTGCGAACGGCATAGATGCATAGTTATCATCGATCAAATCACATCTTCTCTTTGGATCTATGGCTGACCCAAACCATTCACCATGTTCATCTTCTGATACATTAGCAACGGAGTTGTGAAGTATAAAAGTGTGAGACTCTTTATCGTAATCTCCACTTAGAATATCCTCAAGTGACTCAAATGTTTCAGCGTTTATATCTTGTGAATAATTTTCTGATTTAATTCTATAAACAAATTCAGTTTTGAAAAAAAACATTTTTGTAAAGGCTATTAGAACATGATCTTCAATTTCATATAAATCATAATGAAATAACTCTTTTAGACCACTTGAATGAACTGTATATATGCCAAAATCTTCTTTAATATCAGTTATGGCATAACATGCATATAGCGATGGATCGTAATTTTCTACATTTTTATAAATCATTGAAAATTTAATCTTCCTTTTAATTAATTAAATTGGATAATTCTTTAATTTTTTCTTCTACTTTTTTAATTTTTAAAATTAATTCTTTTATATAAAATTCAGACATTTTATCTTCCTCTGGAATAAAATTATCTATATCAAAACTTTCTGGATCTTTACCTATTGCGCACAATCTTTGTATTAAATCTTTTTCAAAAGATTTTTTTGTCTGTTTATATGTAAGTAGCTTTTCTTCTAGAGTCAAAGAAAAATTCATTTTATTCATTTTCCAATTGATTGATTTTGTTTTTTATATTAACATAGACCTCAGTGTGTAACTTTAAAATAAGTAAGTTTGAATATGTATCAATAGATTCATCTATCTCTTCAAATGACCCAAGAAAAGAATCAGGATCAAAATCATCAGGATCTAACCCAGATTCTAGAATCTTTTCAAGAATTGCTTGCTCTCGAGAAATCAGAACTTTGTTATAAACTTCTAATTTTGTTTCTTTTTTTAAGTTTGAAAAATTCATTTATTAATATCTCTTTTCTACTCTGATCTTAGCTATAGTACTGCTAAAATGAATACAATCAATCCTATTCTGGTTCCTTAAACTTTGGTAGACCTTCCGTTTTTGGACCTATTGTATTACCTTTTTCGTCTAGACCAGTTCTGATTCCATTCATCCAAGTCCATGGTTGTTCATGTAGTTTTTTCATTTTTGCATCACCGTATGCTTGTCTTTTTTCCATTAATTCTTTTTTATCCCATAAATTTTCTATTGAAAAATCTACTTCTTGTAGTAGGTTGTTTGGATAAATATTAAAGAACATAAATGGCGTGCCGCTTTTAAAAATTACTGGCTCACCAATTTTTGTAATTTTCCAATTCATATTAAACTCATCTGGCCACCAAGAACTAGGTATGCTTGCAGACAAAGGAACTGCTCCATCAACGAAATAATTTGGAGATCCAGTGATCCAAGTATCGTACCCTTCCTCTGTATTGATTGCCCATCCGGTAGCAAATGACATAATACCTATTATTGATGGTATTACAACAGGTCTGCCATTTAAAAATTCTCCGTCAAGGACTTTTGGAGGAGAATTTCCACCATCCCACTGAACCACCACATCTTGCTGAAGAATTAATTCCCATCCATTAACATTTGCTGCTGACATTGGCAAGCATCTATACGCATGTTTGTTGTACGTTTCGTCCATCCAATCTCTTTTGAGTCTGGATTGCTTAATGCTAGGCGGATTCTGATGAGTTTTCGTTAATGTTACTTTCATTATAGCTTTCACTTAATAATTTTTCTATGGTTTTTTTTATATTATTTAATGCTTGTTCAGAATTAGTTTGCCTATTACCACTATTAAATGCCAAATCTAATAAATCAGAATTGCAAAATCTTACATATCTTTGACCGTCTCTAGAAACAATAAATTTTTCAAAGTTTCCATGAACTGGGTCTCTATTCTTTTGAAATTGTTCATATAGTGCATGTTGTTTTCCGCTAACTTCATAATAACTTAATTTACAATTTTCATTTAATATATTTACCATTTCAGAAAATGGTAAATCCGTATCATACAATACTTTCATATGATCTCTCATGTTTTCTGCACTTGTGTTTGAATCAGCAAATTCTCCATAGGCGTCTTGACAAAAATCAATACTTGGAATTGCTAGAACTTCAAACCCCTGATCCCTATACTCATTATAGAGATTTTGAATAATGGGATACTGTGCTGAATTTGCACATTCTCCAGTAACATTGACTATCATTGTTACTTTTCCCTTTAATTCATGAAGAATATTTTTTTTACCGTCTATTGAATTAAGGTCAATAGTATATATATTAGTTTCGGCTTGCTCAACTATTGATTCTTCTGAGTTTTGTTCCATTTTCTTCTTTTTCTTCTTTAAATTTATTTGCTATTTGATTATATTGTAAATTATTATCCTTATAATCAAACATTGTTACAGCTGAATACTTGATCCCATCTGTAACAGGCATAGCGCCATGCGCATAAATATAGGTTGAAGGGAAGAAAATTACATCACCTTTTTGTGGTTTGAAATTTATTTCAAGATATGGAAACCATAACTCTCCACCTTCATAATCGTCATTAAAATATACTATTGAAGACAGGGTACAGTTGTAGGAAAATCCATGGTCTGTATGGACAGCAAAATGCTGACCTGGATTATACTTCACGAAGTTTATTGCTTCCATAAACTCCATTTTAAAGTTATATCTGCTTTCATAATCTGATAAACAGCTTCTTAAAATAGATTCTGTATCTTCATATATATTTTTAATTTCTGACAATTCCTCTGGGAGCACCTGCCAGTGCGCTGAGCTCACTTTAAGGTCAAGACAATCTCTATAATCTGGCATACTTTCTTTGTATCCAACTGTTGCCTCGTTCCACTTAAAGTATTCGTGAGAACTGTCTTTTAGACAAGTTTCCAATCTTTCTGGAATATTTAAATCAGTAGATACAGCTTTTCTGTACAAAATGATTCCAAATTTTGGGTCTTCTACATTATATATTTCCATGTTCCTCTGCAATTCGTTAATATGCTTTTGTGATATACTATATCATAGTACGTAACATATATCAACGCAAAAACGGAAAATATCACTATGAACAGTAGGGCAGACGAAGAAAAATCCTTAATTGAACCTGGACATTTTGGATCTAGCGCTGAAAATATCAAAATAATTACTAACTTTATTAGTATTAATGATATAAAAATCATTCAAAATTTTCTTCCAAATATCAATGAATGGATGGATTCTGGCGAAAATAAATACGACGAAAATGGCACCTGCATATATGATGCTGCATATTGGTCAAATCGCCAATGCAGTGGAGATATTTTAAAAAGAATAAATCCTGAAGTTTACAACATAATTGATTTTTATATAAATAAAATGAAGCTATTCTTAGACCAAGAATTTAAAGTTGACCTTTCAACTAGGCCACCTGTTATTATTAAGTGGAAACCTGGAATGGAACAACAACCCCATGCAGATAAACAAACGAATGATGGAAAACCCAATCCATTTCCAACGTATGATATTAATTCTCTTTTTTACTATAATGATGATTTTGAAGGTGGCGAATTGTATTATCCTCAACACGATATCGTCGTCAATCCCAAGCCAGGTTTAGCGGTTGCCCATCCTGGTGATATACATTATCTACATGGTGTAAAAACCATAATTAGCGGATATAGATACACTACTCCATCTTTTTACACAATAAACAAAGTTTATTAATAATGAATATTTCTCCAATAGAAAATGTTTCTTTTAAAGATATTATAAATAATATAGATAATTATTATAATCTTTTTTTAAAAAATGGTTTAATCTTTTTTAAAAATGCAAACGTTTCTCCAGATGAGCAGCAAAAAATTTCTAATGAGTTAGCTAAAAAAATTAAATGTAATTATGTGGCACCGATAGATTATGAAGATCATTCATTTACTTTTAAAAAAAATAATAAAATTTATTCAAAAAACGATCTTTTTATACCCTGGCATTTAGAGCATTGCGAGAAACCATTTTCTCAAGTAGCAACTTCTTGGAACATGGTACATCTATCTTCCGACTATGGAATTGGTGATACTGGATTTGTTAATTCATACGAACTGTTTAATAGAATGCCCTATGAATGGAAAGAGCTATTGAATCAATCATACATAATTGATCATAACAAAAATTTTCCTGCTAGAAAATGTATTCAAAAACATTTTTTTAAAAATCAAAACATAATAAAACTATCACCCAATAAAGAAGATAAATTATATTCGGTTAATAATCAATTGCCTTCAGATAAGAATTCAAAACTTTTTTTAGAAATTACAAATTGGTATTTAAATGAAACTGCTAACAACACAGACTTACAGGTCTGGTGGCATTGGTCTGAAGGAGATTTACTAATAGTAGATTTGTCCCTAATGGCACATGCGGTAAAAGGAGGTTTTACTTTGGGAGAAAGAGTTATAACAAGAAATTGGATTTTTAAAGAAGAATCTGATTATCTAAACCAAAAGGAACACAATGAATAATCTTTGTATTAAAAGAAATGTTATCGATATTTCATATAGTCAAAAGATAATAGATTATTTAAAAAATAATAGTCCATCCAAAGATCCTACTGGATATTCTCCATTTGGAGTGTATTCAGGCATTTCTAGTAACGAAACATTTCAAGATATATTTAAAATAATATATTCAAATTGTAAAAATCTTATTCAAGATAATTTTAATTGTCAAGTATACGACGAAGGAATGAGTGACATAACGGAAATGAGTACAGGACATTTTCTACCTGTTCACTATGACCACAACCCAGCTTTAAATAAAAATGTTTTAACAAAAACTGGTGCAGGTCACCCAGAAAGAAATATAAGTTCTGTATTTTATTATAATGATGATTTTCAGGGTGGAGAATTATATTTTCCAAATCAAAATATTTTAATAGAACCAGAACCTGGATTGTTCGTCTCATTTCCAGCTAATGACGATTTTCCTCATGAAGTAAAAGTGATAAAAAATGGTCGTCGTTGGTGTTCTACTTCTTTTTGGTGTATTAAGAAAGATTAAGCTTGTAGGTCTCCTATTGCGACCCAAGTATTTGTTGCTCGTTTAATCAACGTTGCAGATGACCATTGTGCTCTTAACTTGAGTCCCGGAGTAGCATTTATTGTTACACCAGCACCAGCAGTAATTGTAGTCTGCCCTGCACCAGTTTGAAGTATTATTATCTGAGATCCAATTGGGAATGCAACAGAAGAGTTTGGTGGAACAGTTAAGGTATTTGCAGCAGCATTTGATACTTCAACTAATTTATCTTTGTCGGTTAAAACAACAGTGTAGCTCGCAGCTTGGGTGTTAGTAACCAATGTGCTTGAGGGGAAGTCTATTACTGTTGTACCATTGCCAACTTGAATCTTTTTATTTGTAGAATCCCAAGACATTATTGCGTCTGTTGATGATGAAGAAGTTGATAAGGTCAATGTTGGTGTTGTTATAGTGGGACTGGTTATTGATGGACTAGTTGCTAGAACAACAGAGCCAGAACCAGTTGTTCCATTGCTTAAAGCAGATGCTGCAATCTGCGACCCATTGATATGAACTGCGCCGACATCAATGGTTCCAAGTGTTCCTGAGAAAACTTCAGATGTATTTGTTGCATCTGGTATAAATGTAAACTTACCAGTTGAGTCGTCGTATCCAAAAAATCCGGCCTTCGCTGATGTTCCGTCGTGCCAGCGAAACTCGACACCACGGTCTTTGTTGTCATCCGACGCTGGAGCAGTATCACCACCAACCGTGATGATTGGGTCATCTACGGTAATCGTTGTTGAGTTAACAGTTGTTGTTGTCCCGTTAACTGTTAAGTCTCCGCTAACAGTGAGGATTCCGGCAACAGTGATGTTGCCTGTTGTATTTAATTGGGCAAACTGCACAGATGCGTCTGTAGCTACAGATTGGCCAATTGCAATTGAAGCACTAGAGCCCTCGCCTGGTGTGTGAGTAACGGTAACCCCAGTTCCAGCGGTTATATCAGAGATGTAATTTCCTGTCGTATCTGTTCCAAGGGCAACTGAGTTTGCAGCGATTGTTGCGGTGATTGACGCATTAGCCGAGCCATTGAACGAGGCGGAACCAGTGACATCGCCTGTCAACTCAATCGTTCTTGAGGTGGCAAGCGTGGTTGCGGTATCTGCATTGCCCGTCAAATTTCCAGTGACATTGCCCGTTACGTTACCCGTCAATGGTGCGTTGACACCTGCAAAAGTCACGGTAGAGTCAGTACCGACGGCCTGACCAATAGCAATTGTGGGTGTTGCGGCTTCCCCAGAGTTATTGCTCAGGGTTACACCAGTGCCAGCGACAAGAGACTCAACATACGAGCCGACCGTATCCACGGAGAGATTGACGGCGTCGTTTACCCAGGCGGTGCCGTTCCAGCGCAAGAAGTCACCATTTGCAGCTGAAGTTATTGTAACGTCAGCGAGACCATTAAGATAAGCTCCACTTATATCTGCAGTTAGATATGAAAGAGAATTCCAGGCTGTTGTTCCATCTCCAACTTTAAGTTTACCGGTATTTGTTTCATATCCGATTTCTCCTGCGTACAAAACTGGATTATTAGTTGACCAAGACGATGAAGTAGCCCTTTTAAACTGAATTCTTGCGCCAGACATTAAACTTCTCCTCCATCATATGTAATTGAAATATGATTTGTTACTTCTGCTTCAAAAATATCAGGAAGAGCATTTCCGCCATCAATATTCAAAGATTGACCAGGTGAAAACTCTACAACGTTTCCTGATGAATCCTTGTAGAACATCTTACCATCAGCGTAATTAAGAGCTAATTCTCCGTGTTCAAGCGATGCTGGAATCTGAGAAGAAACTCCTGATCTTTTTATTTTTATAGTATTAGACATACGTTAACCCTTTATTTAAAGCTTGGTGGGAAGTATGGTGGGAAGTATGGTGGGAAGAAAGGTGGGAAGTATGGTGGGAAGTATGGTGGGAAGTATGGTGGGAAGTATGGTGGGAAATAGGGTGGAAAGAAAGGTGGGAAGAAAGGTGGGAAGTATGGTGGGAAGAAAGGTGGGAAGAAAGGTGGGAAGAAAGGTGGGAAGAAAGGTGGGAAAAAGGGTGGGAAGAAAGGTGGGAAATATGGGCTATACTTAGTATAGGCAACTGGTTCTCTACGAGGATAAACAGTATTAGCAGAAGGGCTAGAAGAAATTATTTCATCTAATCTTGTCAATAAAGGCTGACCAGCAGTTGGGTCATTTAATGCAGTATTTGTTACAGTTCCTTTAGTAAAATCTGCTGCTGTTAATTTGGGATCAGCAACAGGTGGTTTATCCCCAACAATATTAGGGACATTATTTTTTCTTGTTCCAGACGCATTACCAATATTAAAAGCCATAATTTAACCTATAATCTTTTTAAAAAAATTTAAATGTATAATATATATTATACACCTAGAAGGTTCCGCCATCAATTGTAAAACCAGCTAAAACACTACTGTTTCCATATAGGGCACCAGAGATTCCAACACCACCTGTGACGACTAATGTTCCAGTTGTATATGAACTGGACGCAGTTGCGGCGGTGAACGTAACGGCACCATTTGCAGCTAATGAGGTAAAAGCACCTGTTCCTGGAGTTGTTGCGCCTATGCTAGAAGTATTAATTGTTTTATTACTAAGGTTTTCAGACCCAGCTAAAGTAGCTAAAGTTCCACTTGTTGGAAGGGTTAACGATGTTGTTGCGGTTGTGGTAAGAGTAGTATTATGAGCACCTGAGGTTTCAAGATTTCCACCAAGAGTAATTGTCTTAGAACCATTATTTACACCAGTGCCACCATAGGTTGGTCCAACAATTGTACCCTGCCAAACACCAGATGAAATTGTTCCAACAGATGTCAAGCTAGAAGCTGTAACCCCTGAACCAAGTGTTGAGCCACTAAGAACTGATGTTCCATTAATGGAAAATGCTTTTCCTGAAGCAAGATCTAGATGCTCTGAAGAAGTCCACGAGTCTGTTGCATCAACCCAGTTAAATGTTTTATCAGTAGTTCCTTTAAGAGTAATACCGCCACCGTCAGCACCTGCATCAGTTGGAGACCCTGTAGAACCGAGCTCCAAGTTCTTATCATCAACTGTGACTGTTGTTGAGTTGACGGTTGTTGTAGTTCCATTTACCGTTAGGTTTCCAGTAATTGTTACGTTTCCGCCTGCAGCTACGTCATTAAACTGAACATTGCTATTTGTTGCCACTTCTTGACCAATTGCAATTGTTGCGTTTGACCCCTCTCCTGGAGTATGTGTAATGGTTACACCTGTTCCAGCAGTAAGGTCTGACATGTAGTTACCAGTAGTGTCTGTACCAAGAGCAACGCTGTTTGCCGCAATTGTTGCCGTAATTGATGCGTTTGCGGAGCCATTAAATGAAGCAGAACCAGTGACATCACCAGTAAGTTCAATCGTTCGCGAGGTGGCGAGGGTCGTGGCGGTATCTGCGTTTCCAGTAACATTGCCCGTGATGTTTCCAGTAACGTTGCCCGTCACGTTTCCTGTTAAGGGCGCCGTAACACTCGCAAAGGTTACGCTAGAGCCAGTACCAACTGCCTGACCTATAGCAATAGTTGGAGTTGCTCCTTCTCCTGAGTTATTACTGAGTGTTACTCCAGTTCCAGCAACTAGTGAAGATACATAATCACCAGTCGTATCAGTTCCAAGGGCAACTGAGTTTGCAGCGATTGTTGCTGTCAATGTTGCGTTGCCGAGGTTTGTAACAGTAGCACTACCGCTAAGGTCTCCCTCTAATGTTATTGTAAAGTCGGCAACATCAAAATCTAATGTATTATCAGTATCGTCGTAGCTTACGCTAATTCCAGATTCTGTGTTTGAAGATACCATTGCTCCAACAACATCTGCTACAGCCTCATTAAAGTCTGTAACTGCTGTAGATGCTATTGCAATATTTGTTGATGCGGCAGTTGTTAAACGACCCTGTGCATCAACAGTAAATGTTGCTACTGCCGTAGCTGAACCATATGAGGCTGCTGGGG